TTTGTTGAGTTGGACTATAAGTCTTAGCATCGCCATATGTTTCAAAAGTTTCATTAAATCCAAAATCGTCATCCGGACCTGCGTCAATCGGGTCTGGAACAAGAGTATATCTCATTTCTCTCTTGGCAGTTGTAGTATCGGTGCTCGTATATAAATCAACTTGAACCTTACGAATAAGACCCTCAGTACTATCAGAAATTGGTCCGAATAGGTAAGTCTTTGCTGTGAAATTTAAAGTATATATTAGGGTTCTCCGAGTTGAATAATCTCCTTCATAATCATCTGTAAAGGATACACTATCTAAAACTACAGGAATATCTCTTTTCTCTCCGATAGAATCTACCAAATCTACTGTCAGATTAAATGCTGGTTGAAAATTGGGAAGAATTTGTTCTACTATCTGTAAAGCATCATCTTGTAACTTGGTCATAATATTTAATTGAAACCCAATATTATATGGAACAGGCATATAAACCTTCTTTACAGTATCTCCATTTCCACAAGTTTTGAATGTTTGAGTTACATTTGCCTTTCTTGTAGAATCATACTGAATAGAAGTCATTTCAAATGATATTCTGGGAAGAGTAATCTGAATTGCCTTATTTAATTCAGATTGTTGCTCAATCCTGGCAAGAAACTTTTGCATAGGTCCATAACCAAGAGGAACCTTCATCTGACTGATTGCTACATCAGATGAATTTTTATGTTCTATGTAAATGTCATTAAAAAGAGTTCCAAATGCAGTAACAGTCTTTCTAATAATTTGGTGGTAAAAATAGGTTCCTAACGTTTTCCTGTACCCGTTTATTCAATCATTACCGTATTATATATTTATAGTATCAATATGTACCAAATGGATTTGATTCTGAAAAATCTAATATCAAATCAGCCTCGTTTTGTATCTGTAAATTATCACCATAAGTATCATATGGATTCGAATTGCTATAAGTGTTTACGGAATATTGAGCATTGGAAGTCGAACCCACAATTGTTTCTCCTGGAAAAAATCCATTTGGAGTTGCATTATTAATAAAAGAAACTTTAAGAATTTTAGTATCAAAATCCCAAGATTTAACTCTTGCTGTTGTTCCTGATCTGGACCCGGTTATAATCTCATTAAACAGATAATTTCCAATTCCAGATAAAATTGGTGGTCCATTAATCACAACTTGAGGGGAAATAGTGTATCCTACTCCAGGATTTACTACACTTACAGAAGACACACTTTGAGCAGTTCCAACCACTGATGATATTGCCGTTGCTGTTATTCCAGAACCAACACTTCCTATAATATTTACATATGGTGCAGTTGAATATCCAACCCCATTATCAGTAAGATTTATAGAAATAACGCCAGACTGTGAGGTTTCAATTCCACAAGTGGCAGCAGCACCAATACCGTTTCCGATAATCGTAATGATTGGGGCAATAGTATATCCAATACCAGCATTTGTTAATACTATTTGTTTTATAGCATAAAATTCAGATTTTAATTCAGTAATTGCTTTTGCCGATGCATTTGTTCCTCCGGAAGGTGCAGAAGATATGCCGATAGTTGGGGGAGAAGTATAACCATATCCATCATTATTCAGGGTTATTTCTCTAATATAACCAGTTCCAATTGTTGCTAATGCTGTTGCAGTTCTTCCAAGACCAATTAAACTTAAGGTTGTTATATATCCTTCATCTTCAATTTGAGTATCAATTTCGTGAATAGAAGTATCAATAACTTCATCTTCATATTCAAATAGTTCACATTTTAGTTCATAAACATATAATTTACCCAACTGATAAAATGGTTGCTCGTGCTCTACAAACTTAACTTCAAATAATCTTTGCCCCAAAGGAAAGTATACCAAATCTCCTTCTCTGGGTCTTGATGATAAAACAATTTCTTCATCATTCTCTGTTTCTAAAAAGGGAGCAATAAAATCTTCGTATCTTTCTTTAGATATAATTAAACTCAAATCATCCTTTAAACTCATTCCAAACTTTGTGAGAATATCTCCCTGACCGCTATATCCTTCATAATTGCTTATGTATGCTTCTAATGCAAAATTATCATCAAATTTGGATGAAGAAACCTCTCGGAGTATAGTTTCTCTTCTCACGAATTTTCTGGGAATATAAACTACATCTACGCCATAAATTCTCAACTGCTCATTAATTAATTCCTGAACAAGTCTTTGCTCATTTGGTGAACCTTGAAGAAAAAAGGGATTTAGTGCCATTATTATCCAATAAAATCGTAAGGTGGTAGTTCATATTCGAGTACCATTCTCTGTTTTATGTCTTCCAACTCTTTCTCGGCATCTTCATATATTTCTCTGCCATTCAGTTCAATTCCACCGGGTAATTTAACTCCCCTAAATTTAATTAGGTTCTGTCCCCACTGCTTTTTCATAAGTGAAGTTAAATATTTCTTTAAAAAACTATCATTATAAACATCAGTAAAAGTGTTTGGATCTAAAATTCTATAACAGTCTATTATTAGAAAAGTTCCGACTTGCTGAGATCCCCAGTCAATATCCAAATACATTCTATTTTGTCTTTTATTAAATCTTATCTGCTTATCAGTACTCAAAAGAAAATCAATATCCTCAAGATAAGTTTTTACCATCGAATATTGCAGTAAATCAATTGAATTAAAATAATATAAATCATTTAAGAATAGTTGATATTTAATGCTAAACATACCTCTAGAGATAGAACTGGCATCAAATTTAAAAACTTTTTCGATTCCAATTACGGAATCTGGAACTTGAATGAAATTGGAGGTTTCATAAAAATTGGAGGTAATTGTTCCAAGACCTGATATATTTGTTGATGTTCCTGTTGTAGTTACTAATCCAACACCACTTCCTCTTGATGCGGTTCCTCTGTTAATATCATCTTGAGTAAATTGATATTTTAAATACATTCTTTCTACACCATCAAAGTGCCTCTCCTGGAAGTACTGTAGGGCATCATCGACCAAATCATCTATTTGGTCGTCGGCAAGGTTAATCTCCAATACAGGGGCACCTAGGCGTCTTAGACAATAGTCTACGAGTTCTTGTCTGCTTGCAGGTTTAGACACTAATAGGTTCCTCCATCTATAACACTAGACCAGGTTGGTATTCCTGAATTATCAGTTGTAAGTATATAGTTAGTTTCTGATATTGCTGCCGCAGTTGTGCCCGTAGAAACTAATCGGTCGTTCGGATCAAAATATGCAACACCATAAGGTTGTCCTGGCAGATAATAAAATGACTGTCCTACCGTAAGAATTCCGGTAATATTACCATTTCTAACAGTAAATTCATCAAATACTAAATCGTCACTAATATAAAGATCGCCATCAATATATACATCATTTTTAAAGGTTGCAATACCTACAAACGTAGAAATACCGGAGACATAAATCTGACTTATTGATGTAACTCCTAATGTGGCAATACCACTATAAGAAACATTAATACCATTTAGATAATCAATAGTACCTGTATTAGTATCTAATGTGGAGATAGTACCAATACCAGTTATGTTGGCATTTCTTGCGGTAAATTCATCAAATACTAAATCATCACTAATATAAAGATCGCCATCAATATATACATCATTTTTAAAGGTTGCAATACCTACAAATGTAGATACTCCACTAACATTGAGGGATGTAATTGATGCTATTCCACCAATTACATTTTCGGCAGTAATAGCAGCTCCACCAGCAGACCCAGAAATACTAGATACAACTTTAACTGTATTTTGTTGCCCTACTCTTACTTTTATATCAGACATTACCTAGTCACCCCCTCTCTTACGAGAACCATTCCCTCAATAACTCTATTTTTTATTCCATATGGATCTATAATTAAAATATCATAAACATATCTTCCTGATTTTAAATCAACAGTCTGTCCAGATGTTAATCCTATAGATATTTTCCCTGAGGTAGAAGGTGCGATTATACTTGTTGAAAAATTTATTGCCGAAGAACTCCCAGACCACTTTCTCATCTGAGCATCAACTTCATACTCAGTTAAATTGAGTGGAGAATTATTTGTTCCCTCCAGAGTAAAGAACTGAGTAAAATCAGAACCAGAATTGATGACTAAGTTATTAACGTATACTGCTGCCATCTATCTTTTTTATCTCTACAATTTATTTATATCTTACTTACGGTTGCTAAAACTTCCTGCTGTCTTAAATATAATTTACAATAAAGTTTTGAGAAATTTTTTAATTCATCAAAACTCAATTCATCAATAAACCTGGAATGTTTTTCATATTCAAATAGTTTATTAATAGTCTCTAATTC